ATTCTCTAGGATGTAGCAATCCGTAAATCAAACTTTTCAACGGTTTTTTTGGGTCAAAACCCATAGCGTTCCCCCTTTTCAAGAAACATAGCTACCTTTCTTCTCTAACATCTCTTTCATCTTCTCTTTTATCTCTTTCTAGATCTCTAATTTCACGTTCGAGATTTTTGATAGCATCTTTATGATGCTGAACTCTTTGACGCAACGTATCGCTATCGAGTTCGCGCTTATCTTGACGCCTTTCGTCACGATCTAAACGTTCATGTCTTTCACGATCAGAACCACCCTTGGAATCTCTCTTATCATATTTTTCGTCTTTTTTTAGATCTTTAATTTCGCTTCTCTTCTTTTCAGAAGGGTCTCCTTTTTTAAGCTTTTTAATTTTTTCTTTATCGTCTTTTACAGCATCTTTTTCATGCTCTTTTTGTTCCTTTTTAGTATCTCGTTTGAGTTCTTTTCTATCAATTTTATCCCACTCTTTTTTGGTTTTACCTTTGGCATCTTTTTTAGAATCCTTCTTGGTTTTATCAGGAGTCTTTTTCATGTGTACGTAATAGCCATCGGCTCCCATTTTTCCATCTTTAGGGGCACGAATTTTTTGGAGAGTTAAAGTAGTGGCTGTTATTTCCCCAATACTATAACCTTCGTCATGCATAAAAGCAACAATTTCTTTAATTTCACCCTCAGAGAGTTCTTCTCCTTTACTTTTCATATATTGTGCAAATTTTTCTGGACCTTCAATGGCCACACCTTGCCTGAGAGCTTTTTTCTTTGCTCCAGGACCTGTGTAGCATTTTCCTTGCTCTCCCCATTGATACCCAGCCTTACCATCTACATTACAACTTTTTAGAGGCATTTTTACCCTCCTTATTTATTATGCGAACATGCACATCCTGGACAACAGACACAATCGTCATCACATTCACATACAGCCACCGAAGTATCATGATGAATATAGTGTTCAACACCCCATCCAACCAATAAACCACCAACAAACAACACCAAGCCAATTAAGCATTTTGTCATAACATCTCCCCTTGTATTAAAAAAAAGCCCCTTAAGCTATACACATATTAGCATGAAAATGACTTTCCACATCCGCAGGATTTGCTTGCAGACTTATTAATAAACTTAAAACCGGACTGTACTAAGCTAATTTCGTAATCTACAGTGGTTTCTGAGAGCATAAAACTACTTTGAGGGTCAAGACATATTTTTAGATTATCTTCGTCGAATTCTATAACGGTATCATCTGAGCGAGGTTCGGGCTCAATTTGGATATCATATAGAAATCCAGAACAACCCCCTCCTTTAACCGAGATCCGAATAAGATCGGGGGAATCTACTGAATTTGCTAAAATTTCAATCGCTTTTTCTGTAAATTGAATCATATTATTGTACCTTATGTAGCCCGGTCCATAGAATCTTTAACCGGATCAAATGGTTTAATTTTAGTACCTTTAACAGTAATTAGAGGAGCGTTTTCCCAGGTTGGGTTGGTTCTACCTGTACCACTGTCCTTTTTAACATCTCCCATGTTATTTTTATCAAGAAAATCATCTGCATTAAGTACACGATCATATCTAACAGGAACTTCTGAATCACCATAAGATTCTGAAATAACGTTTTCAATAAACCCTTTGTCAACACCACAGATACAGGGCATATTCTTACGAGGATCGAACCATTTCATATTCAGGGCACGTCCAACGATCTCAGCCAGTGGCTCTTCAAAGAAATTGCCCAATGAAATATGTTGGTATGGACATGGCATAATATCACCATATCTAGACACCGGAAGAATTCTTTTAACAGCAATGCATCCAATATCACGACCGTAAGAAGGAGTCATATGAGTAAAGATATCATATTCTTCTTCAAACTGTTGGAGAATTTTCCCTTCTGTCTCGGTCATCATTTGATCTGTTACATTTTCAAAAGCTCCCACGGGCTTAGCGTAAACAACATAAGTTCCCACCTCTTTAGATTTTGCAAAATCGAGGAAATTACGCCACTCATCAGTGTAAATTCGATCTTTCCAGATCACCGTCGAGAGGATTACATGCAAATCTGCTTCCTTACAAGCGTCAATAGCTTTCATAACTCGTTCCCAAGAACCAGGGGCGCGTCGGAAGGTATCGTGATCTTCAGCGGAAGCGCCATCAAGACTTAGTTGCACTTTATCAATACCTATTGACTTAAGGTGTTTAGCTTTTTTATGATCCAAGAACCAGCCATTAGAATCAGTAACTAAATAAAATTTAGAAGGATCAATAGCTTCAACAAGTTGATCATACTCTTTAATAATAAGAGGCTCACCTCCAGTGATCACAAAATTAGCTAATCCCATCGCGTCTGCTTCTGTGGAAAGGCGTCGAACATCTTCAAGTTCAAATTTTCTTCTTCCACTAGCTTTTTCCCAATCTTTGGGAACATAAAATTTATCAATGCAACAATGTTCACAGTCAAAATTGCACAGGTAGTCGTATTGAAATTGAATGATAGCGATACTTTGACCGTTTGCAATTCGCTCTGGAAATTTCATCATCTTATCATAGACTTGTGGCTTATACGACTTGAGCCAATTCTGACGCAACCCTTCAGACTTAACATCTGTATTTTGCATCACTTTACTTTCAGAAAGTTTACGTAATTCAGTAGCAGTAAACTTTTTACCTTCAGCAATATCTTTTGCTAGATTAGACAGTTCTTCTTGCGACCAGATTGGGGCTGGATCGTGAGCATTACCTTCCAACGGGTTATGAAACATAGCATCGTGCGAATTTGGCATTAAATTTTCTCCTCACTTCATTTTACAAAAAAAATTTTTTGATAAATTAGACTTTTGTCCCAGCTAATCTACCTCTTTGTTTTTATTTCTTCTTCAGTGCTCTGTTCTACTTCATATCGTGCGTTCATTTTAGAACCATCATGACGAACGCCACCTCGATAAGAATGATTATCAATTTCGGGTGCGCGAGACTCGTCTATATCAATAGATACATTAAGAGCAGAAACGAACCATATCTTACCATTCATATCTTTAACTCGATACTGAGGTTTAATCCTACCTCTAATATCGTCAATAATAACCTTTGTTCCTTTAGTTAAAGTGATTTTTTCACCATTTTTACCATCATGTACTTCATCTTCCGTCATTGTTCCGATTTGATTAATTACCATCTTCCATTTTTTGGAATTGTGCTTAAACCATTCTTCGCCAGTAACATTAGAGACAAATTCTTGTTTTTTAGCCATTTTCTTCCTCCACAATATCCACTAATTCTATA